ATTTCCTAACTGCCATGATGTCTGTAGCAAATGCAGAGCACTTAGAGAAGATGATGAAATACTGTCAAGATCCAATTAATAATCCAAAGCCTGACATGCGTGTGACCAATATTAAAGAATATAAGGATGTTGCAGAGACTTTATATAAGATTGTCTCCGGTGCTACTCCTGGCTCTGGCAAGAATAAAGAGCGTTCACCAATGTTTGAAGCCTTGACCCCTCCAACTCCCAAGAAGGAAGTTGAAGTGCAAGAAGATGATGCAAGTACTTTACTTAGTCATGCGGTAGGAAATAATGAGCAAGAAGACCAGCACTAAGCTTACCTTCGAGCAACAGAAGAAAATGCTGCTTACTCCTTGTAAAACAAGGAACGAAGTTAAAACTTGGATTAAATATCACCTTGGACTTGAGTTACCGGACGTTACTGTCTCTAGGTACTCGGACACTAATCCCTTAGACGTTATCTGGGAAGTGTATCGTATCTGTGTTCTAGGTATCAACCCAGACAATATTCAGGAATTGCTTTTCGTCGCCGGTCGAGGATCGGGTAAGACTCTCGGTATGGCTATCGCAGAACTCATGATTCTTTTTCATGATAAGCGAGATGTGGTTCACGTTGGAGCTATTCAGACTCAAGCTGAGCGATGCTATGCATATCAAAAAGGCTATCTATATAATCGCAAGCTAAAACCTATTGTGATGCCGCCGGATCTTCCCGAAGATCAAAGAATTGTTGAAAAAGCAAACATGTCGAAGTCTATCTTCAACATTGGACATGACAAAGTTACTCTAGAGGTTCTTCCTTGTACGCTAAAAGCTTGTAACGGTCCTCACGTTCCGCTAGTTGTAGTTGATGAGATCGATACTGTATCTGGTGAAGGTTTGAAAGCCTTCCGAGAGATTTCCGGTATGTTAGACTCAAGAGCTGGCAAGAAGGCTCTACGCGTAGGTATTTCTACACGTAAGTCTCGCTACGGCTTAATGAATCATAAGCTTGAAGAGATCGAAGGCAATCCAGATAAGACCCGCGTTGCGCGACGTTGGACTGCATTTGAGTTTACAGAGCGTTGTCCTGATAGTCGTTCTGGTACTCAGAAGATGGACTTATTTGTCAACCAAGACAAGATGGAAGTCTTGAACCAAGAAGAGTTTGATAAGAAGGATAGAAACAAGCAAAAAGAGTATCTTCCTTACCAAGGATACACTGGTTGCTATAAGTGCCCGCTATTCTCCGTATGCTTGACAGATGCTAAGAAGCAGAACTCTACTTCTAACATGTTAAAGAGTTTGGATGAGATGATTCAAAAAGTTAGATCCGAGGGCGCCGATTGGGCCCTTGCTCAGCTCATGAACTTAAAACCTTCAGTTGAAGGTATCGTGTTTCGAGAGTTCGATGAGAAGATTCACATTCGTACTTGGAATGAGATGTGGATGACTCTAGTAGGTAAAGAGTATCCAGGTGAATGTACTCACGATATGTTCGTCAAGAAGTGCCACGAGATGAGAGTTCCATGCTATGCTGGAATCGACTGGGGTTTCTCTTCTCCAAATACTGTAGTGTTCTTTTTCGTAGATTCAAGAGATAATATCTATGTAGTCAAGTGTGACGGTATGACTTATGTTAGCTCTCCTACTTGGATTCACCATATTAAGACTAAGTACCATAACATGTATCGATGTCAACTTTATGTTCCTGATGCTGCCGATCAAGGTGCGATCATGGAGATGCAGAAGGCTGGTCTACCGGTCGCCAATCAAGCGGATAAGGGTGCCATCAACACAGGTATACAAGTTATCAAAAAGTTTTTAAAGATGCCGGGTACGATCGACGCAAAACTATTCTTAGCAAAAGACCATTGCGTACCTCTTGTGAGAGAGTTCAATCTATATCACTTTAAGACAGATGCTGCAGGATTGGTTACAGATGACCCAGATACCGAACACGATCACTGGATTGATGCATTGCGTTATCCGATGACCCTACTGTTTGGTGCCTCTCAGATCATCCTTGGAAGCGGTTTGACGGATCAAGCTACTAATCTTACGGACAATAACGGTAACTTTAACAGGATGCCGACTCCGACTGAGTATGCGCTCGCTCAGGGTATTCAGATGGCCCCGCAAGAAGTAGATAGGTCTAAACTTGGAAAGATAGGGAAACCCTCCGAGTTAGAGGACCAAAATGATGACGATGACTCTAATAGTGGAGCCGGAGGTTTTATCTGGTCAGTTTAAGTGTTTATATGGTACATTTATAAGATGAAACGTTGCGGTGGTTGTTTAAAAGATCAACAATTAAGTGAATACCATAAAAATAATAGGACTTTAGACAGCCTTAATACGTCTTGCAAAACATGTGTAGCCAAAACTTCTGCAAAATATAGAGCGAAAAATAAGTCTAAAATAGCTGATGTAAAAAAGAAATGGTACGAAGCTAACAAGGATCAGGCTTTGAACTATGCTAGTGAATACTATAAGAATAACAAGAGTGTTGTCATTAAGAAGGTTGTTGAATATAGAAGAAATAGACTAAAGGTTGACCCTATATTCAAATTGCAAAAGAACATGCGTCATAGGCTTAGTAATTTATTAAAACAGCAATCTTCAAGGGTTGCTATCAATTTCTTGGGTTGTACATTAGATGAATTTAAGATCTATATTGAGTCTAAATTTTATAACTATATGACTTGGGACAGCTATGGACAATGGGAAATAGATCATGTTAAGCCATTGGCTTCTTTCGATCTCAGTGATCCTAATCAGTTGAAGGCGGCTTGTCATTATAGCAATCTTCAGCCACTATGGAAGCAAGATCATGTTACTAAGACAACTAACGATGTAAGGCAATCGAAGGGTACAATATAAGTTATGGCAATCTGGGATCAATGGCTTAAAAATAGAATACAGGGACAAATAGACGATCTCATCAAAGCCGACGTGGGCGAAACAGAACCATCGTCTCCTCCAGCCGTTGGCGACATCGCAGATGGCGATACTTTACCAGATGTACCAGAAGCCGACCATGATGCCTCAGGTCAGATCGGACGCAAAGCGTTCGTAGATGATCCTTACTTTGACTTGATGGGAAGTCAAGTAAATTACAAATTTAAACTTACGCGAATCTCCAATAAGACTTTAAAAGAAGTCTCAGTTCGAGATTGGTTGATATCAGCAATCATTCAATGTCGCGTAGATACACTTTTAAGATTCTCCCGCATCGAGCACCGTCGTCATGAGATGGGTTTTCGTATTGTTAAGAAAGACGGAGAAGCGCATTACACAGACGCAGAGAAGGATGAGATTGCGGCAATCGAAGATTTCATCTATCACTGCGGTCGTAAAGAAGGCACTCCAGCAGACGATAAGAGATTGTTCGGCGAGTTCCTCAAGCTTGTAGGCCGCGACGCATTGACGTTCGGTCACGTAGCTATTGAAAAAGTTAAGACACGTGCCGGTGGATTGCACCGTTTCCGCCCACTTCCAGGTGAATCAATGTACCTAGTCAACAAGGCTCTCTCTAAAGAGCAGTTGAATTCTAGTGCAATGAAGAACTATCAACTAACTAAACCTAAGAGTAACAACGATCCGAAAGCTGATCAAGTTATTAATGAAGCAGAGAATGACTACATCAAATATGTTCAGATCTCTTATGACAACAGACCTCTAGCTACATTCGGCGACGAAGACTGTATCTTCAAACTATTTAATCCTCAGAACTTTGCAGACTCTATGGGTTACTGCTACTCTCCGTTAGAGTTGGCGATCATCAACATTACCAACCATATGAACGTAGAGAACTACAATGCTAACTTCTTTACTCATGGTTATGCTGCACGAGGCGTTCTTCACTTAAAGGGAACAGTAACTCAACAGAACTTAGCTAACTTTCGTAGAACTTTCTATAACTCTATTTCAGGAACTCAGAATGCTTGGAGAACTCCAATCGTTGCAGGTCTTGATGAAGTTCAATGGGTACCAATGTCCGCGAATGCTCGTGAGATGGAGTATTTGAACTATAATAACCATTTAATGCGTATTCTTTGCGCTCAGTTCCAAATTGATCCAGTGGAATTAGGATTAGATTACCTTATCTCTGCAACTGGACGCTCTCCGATGCAGCAAGCTAACAATGAGTATAAGATCACCTACTCACGTGAGCGTGGTTTAGTGCCTTTGCTCATGTTCATTGAAGATATCATTAACTGCGATGTTCTTACTGCATTAGATAAAGATTTAGCAGCTAAATATAAGTTCGTATTCACCGGCATGACTGACGAGACTCCTCAAAACGAGATCGCTCAGATGCAAGCTGAGATGACTGTATGGAAGTCAATGAATGAACTTCTAGTACAGGCTCAAAAGAACAAGATTACAGAAAAGATTGCCGACGTTCCGATGAACCAAGCTTTCTGGGCGCTCGTTGAGAAGAATTACACCCGTGGAGAGATTCGCGAGAACTTCTTTGGTGACAAGGGTGCATCTGAAAGACGCGAACTGCAATACATTCCTGGCGATCCATCGTTCTTGAACTGGAATCAATTCCTTTTCACCATGGACGCTCAGAAGAAGCAAGAAGCTCAGATGAAAGAGCAGCAAGAAGCTCAGCAAGGCGAAGCTCAGATGAAGATGGCCCAAGAACAGCAGAAGCATGAACATGCGGAAGCTGCTCACGGTCGTGATAAAGAGAAGCATGATCTTGAGATGGAGCAAATCAAGGCTAAAGCAGCCCACGACGTTGTTCAACCTAGTGTAAAGGACACCGCTAAGCAATTTGGCGCTACTAAGTCTGAAAACATCGGCGGAGTTCCAGTCGCCAACCCTATTAACAAATTAGGCCAGTAATATGTACGTCCGAGAAGACGGCACTGTTGTAACTGATGAAGAGCGTTATGCCACAATGATGCTTATTAAGATCCTATATAGACTTCAACTCATAGAAGAAGAGCAAGCTATGAAAATAGCAACCCAGTTCCATATTTTGTATGTATAATCATAAGGA